AGTTATTGGAGCGTATGCTCTATTAATATTTTTATCAAACTTATATGCATCTTGATAAAAAGTTGCTGTATCTAAATTTTCTGGATCACCAGAAATAGGTTCTACAATTAATTGCTTTACAATCTCATATCTAGCATTAGATGGAGTAAACAAAAACTCCGATGGTCTAACAACAGTAACATCCTTATTGTATAATGCTTTGAATAAAATTTTATAAGATTGATCAGTTCCTTTACTAAGGTAAAAATCTTTAGACTGTTTTGTAAAAATATTTTGATTAAGATCTTCAGTTAGAGTTCTATTCTCTAATCCAGGAAGAAGTTGATTTTTTGTTTTGAGTAAAAATTCTTTTAAAAATAAAATACTGAGGTTTTCAATAACTGAACCTGCAGTATGATCATCATATTCGCTTTCTTCAAATATTAGTTCATTACTATTTGTACCACTCTTATATGAGGTAATTCCTACAAATCCTCTTCTACATCCAGTAAAAGAATAATCCGTTTTTCCCGTATATGTGATTATTTCATTATCAATCTTAAGCAGTCCATAAGAATCTGGAAATCCAATTGTCCCTGTGGGAGATTTTACAGGGTCTACGCTAATTGTTTTACTATAAAAGCTTAAATCCCCTTGCAGAACTGCAGATTCGACTACATTTGATGTTTCATCTAGTTTAATGTATTCATCAATATTTTGAATTATATCAATAGGTCCACTCTTATACTCTTGTCCGAGATAGTACTGCTTTAAAAAACTGGATACTAAAGGATAATCTTCCTGCACATACTGAGGAAGTTGACTAGAAACAACGCTGTTAAGTTGGACTCTGTTTTTTGACATTTTATGGATTTATCGTCTTAGTATGAAGAACTTGATCCTGAGGATCCAGATGTGGATGTAGTTGATGTAGAGGGGGTTGAACCTGTTGTACCACTTGTAGTAAACGCTCCACCAGTGGTGCCTGTAGTCCCTTGTGGGGTGCTTGTAGTAGATGTACTACCACCTGCCCTCACTAGATTGCCATTTACATAACTTGGTGATACAATGTAATTTGATGCCGATGGATCTAATCCAGAGGATATTTCATCAACAACCATTTCAACATTGCTACCCCCTATATCTAGTTGCAAATAAAGATCCTGTAATCCAATAACATCATTAGATAAAGGAGATGCTTCAATTTCTATGGTTTGAATTCCATCTTTAATTTTTGCTGAAACGACATTAATGGGATTGAGAGTTATAACTCCAGAGATATAATTAATGGTTCCAGCGTTTCTTCTTACAATAGTAGGTGATTGAGACCCAATAGATGGAACCGTAAACAAGAATACCGTACCATTTATTCTATTAGTATCAGGAATGTCTCCTAAGTAGACTGGTTCATTAATGCCTACTACATTAAACCCTGAAGATTTGATATTGTAACCAGTCATCGATTTAATATAGAATTCATTACCAAATCCAATTGAATATTCTGCAAAAGAATTAGTAACAACTCTTAAGTCTCTTCTCATTTTGACTGTTGTGATATTAGAAGTCACTGCTTCGTGACTATCATCAATAATTTTCAAAAACTTACTATATTTAAATCTAGCACCGTACTTATTCATTTCAGAAGATTCAGAATACTTATTTGCGTTATTCTGAATAATAGTAGACACTGCAGCTGCAGATGGTGCCAAGTTCGTGTTATAATAAACTTTACTATCAATTTCCAAATACAGATATTTCAAATCCAAGATTTCTGGTACAATTCCAGCAACAGCATATTGCTTTAGTTTTGTTTTGATGTTCTCTTTCATCAAATTTGGTAGGAAATCACCAAATCTTGGTTTTATACTAATGAAAACTTTGCCATATTGTGGTGGAATTAACTCTTCTCCTCCAAAAACCGAAATTGATTCAGTTTCAGGATAAATTCTTGCTGGAATTAGCGTTTCATAATCATTTGCAGTTAATGCTCTGTTTTGAGATGCATATATGCGAGGTGCAAACTTTTTAATTGACTCAACACCTTCAATTGACTCACCTCCAGATGCAGTTATACCTGTGGTGAGTGCAGAAATACCAGAAGTGACAACGTACTCGGCAGAATTGCGAATATATTGAAGTCTTCCAGAGAATTTGAAGTTACTGACTCCGTTTGCAGCATCTCCACTAGAAGTAATGTAATTTACAGTGATAAAATTGGAGTCTTCAAGACGTTTACCAAAAATACCGTCTCCAAAAATGATTTGATATCTTTCATCATCAACTTCTTGGATAAAGTAAACTGCCGAATTGCCATCAATATTAAATAAACTGTTTTGGAGACTATATTTTACATTTCTAGAAGATTGTTGACTTGGTTTAACAGAAACCGTCATTAAATCACTATCAATACCAACATTATCCAAAATAAACTTTTGTTCTGGGTTTCTTGCGTTATAAGTGAAGTTAGAACTTACTAAATTACCTTCATAAATGGGAATATTGTTAAATTGTGCTGTATCATTGACAACAGGAACCGTAACATCCTCTAAAATCGAGAAAACAAACGATTGAGATCCAAAAGAACTAGAAGAACTTGCTACAACTCCTTTTTGAAGGGTAATTGTTGCTGGTGAAGGTGAAAGATTACTAGTGTTAACAAAAAATGTGATGGTAGCACGGGCAGCTTTCCTTGATTTTGGTGTGTACCCAATATTTCTTGCTAAAGAGACTACATTTTCTCTTAAAGTCGCACTATCAATAAAAACTTCATTTGCAACCATGTTTGCATTGTATGAAGTAATATAGGTATTGTATGCCAAAACATCAAGAATAGTAGAGAGGTTTGATCCTTCAAAATCATAGTCTGTAAAACTAGAATTTTCCTTTAAATATTCTCTAAGTGTTGTTTTAACCTGATTAAAATCCAGGTTAGTGAAATTTGATAGTGGCATTTTTTACCTGGTTGGTTGCAAAACGAAATCTAATGATTGTGGGGGTATATCAGCACCGATGACACTGTATACTATTGCTACATTCATTACATTTCCGTCATAATCAGGAATAACGAATACATCTGACAATTTAACTCTAGGTTCATAGTTCAAAATAGATTGAACTATCTCGTCTCTAATGTTAGAAGCAGTAACAGGGTTAATATTCTCAAATAAAAACCTGGAAACGCGAGAACCGAAGTCCTCATCAAAAAATTTCTCTCCAGGTTGCGTAAATATGATATTTTTTACTGAACGGGCAATTGCAGTCTGATTTTTAAGTGTTACAAGATCATCATTCAGAGGGTTTCTCTGAAAAGTCATGCTTACATCTTTAAAACCTTGACTTACCCGTTGTATCGGCACACGAATATAGCGATTATCTTTTATTTATTAGGGATTAGGATCAAAAATTTCACCATCAACGTCCAAATTATCAGTTTTGGAGGTTAAATCGTCATTTTCAATCTCTTGAAGTACTTTTTTGACGGGTAATGACCAATAATCAGAGGTTAAACTCGTTGTTCCCCATACTTCACGCATAAAATCTTTATTTCTATTCGGATAAAGTTCATCAGACATCGGTGTTTTCCTCTTTGTTGGGTGATTCTTCACGTTCTTTAGCAGTTTTCCAAAAATATTCATCCTCACGACCCATACCGAGACGCTCAAATCCATTTTCAACTTGATAATATTGAGTTGATACCTTGAAGTCAGGCATTTTTGGTTCGACAGGTGTCAAACTGTTATCAAAGATACGCATTCTATTGTTTGGATACAGTGCATACTGTCCATTCTCTAATTCAATTAGATTATGTGACTTATGCTCTGCTGGATTTTCACTTGTAGCATAGTCAACTACTTCAGGATCTTGATGGTAGTTATCTATTGTACAAATGTATGTACCTTTTTGATTCCCAAAGTCGCGAGTATACAATTCATAGTCCATAGAACCAATGAATTGCTTTGTAATTGCAACTACACCATAGTCCATACAGTTCCAAAACTGTAGGTTGGGTAGATTCATATCAGGATCAGGAGTCTTTGGTGACGAGACAAACGCGCTTATAGGCAGTTTATCGTACATTGCAGCATACTCAGGTAAGTACGTCTCAAAATAAAAAGTGCGCCCAGGTATCGACTTACACGATACCCAAACGCCTTTTACAAATTCGCCATGACCACTTTGGTGATCAGTCAAATATTCTTTACGTACCCAGACCTCTACCGAGGGGAGATTGCAAATAAGAGCAGCCATTATGTATTAATGTATCTGTTCTATTTACCCTGCCCACGATATCTTTTTTTAGACTTATTACGAGAAGTCGCAGATGTTAATGTATTCTGCGAATTCCCTTGACGAGTTTTCTTCGGTTTTGCAGGAATATAATTCCCCCCTTTCATCATCATAACTTAGTACCTCTTAGATTACGCGAGTTTTTTCGTGACCAACCCTGATACGAGGATCGCACCAGATATCAAATCCAGCTTCCTTTGCATCAAGACAGAATGAGACATCCTCACCACACATGTCCTGTACATTTCCACTCTCAAAGACTTGCATCTTAGGAGCAAACCAAGGATACTCTAGATTCTCAAAGACTCCCTTCTTCACTAATACCCATCCAAATCCAGTGTAATCAACTGTAAATGGTTTCTTACGCTTCTGAATGGAATCGACAGTTTCGTGATTCATCACTCCACCATTAGTGCGGAACTCTTCTTCCTCTAACCAGTGAGCAACTGAAGTTGTGTGTCCATCTTCAGTGGCATACCATCCAGAAGTAATTTCCTTCTCTGCACCTTCTGCAGGAACAGCAAGATCGCAGAGTTGCCAAAACTTATTTGTATCGAATACGATATCTGAGTCGATCCACAGTTGATAGTCATATTGCAACTTTCCATCCCAAGGAATCTGCTTAGGACCACGTAGGACATTTGCACCTAAACACTTACAACGTGCAAAGTTAACCATTGATGAGTAGTCTTGACTGATCTGAATACTCATGCCATTCTGTACCATGTCAAAGCACAGTTGTACGAAATTCTTTAAGAAGATAAAAGAACATCCTCGTCCAGGAAGACAAAATACAATTGTCTTTCCTTTCATCCTTTCCTTAATTGCTGCAATGTCCCACTCAGGTGTCTGAGTCTTCTTGGGTGCATTTGCCTTTACAGTAAATCCTTTTGCCATGTTTTTGAAATTACTTCAGTTCAATTCTACCAGTGTTTATGTAGTCTGTCAATATGATTCGTCTCCTAGAGGTTCTGTAGAAGAACCCGTACTACATCCTCCATGGTGCCGAATTACTTCCTCATATGATAAATCCTCAAAGGTGTAATCAGTCTTCATTAGACCAACCATACCATTGAGGGCGTTCCATGTATTATTAAATTGTTGCTCAGTTAAATTGTTGTATATACATTCTTCTTTTGCATAGATGTGATAAACCTTTTCCATTGGTTTTTTACCTCCGGGAATTTTTTTTGGCACGGGAAAATTATTTTTGTTTTATATATCTAAGTCGAATTGTCACCTCTGTAGGTTAGGGTAGTATGCGGTTTTTATATACGCCCCCATAAAACAAAACAACTGTCATATCACCCCTCATCATATCACGGAGGGAGACTGATGTCAACCCCCGTGTTATAAAGTATCAGAAACTCATGTCTTCTCGCGCTGTTAAATAAGCATCCAATTCCTCCGTGGTAGTAAAGTTGTCGATAAGGCATTGATACTCATCGAGATCAATAATTTTTAGATCGATGAGGTTGTAGAGTGCCTTTGTGAATTCTTCAGTGTGAATCAAAAGAGTGCTGCTAAGTAAAGAGAAATCAGAGACCGGCAAGGCGGTCGCGTGCTGCTGCGATTCGGTCTGCCTTTGCCTGGGCAGCAAAGCGGCGAGCGTTGGCATCCTTATCGCCTACCCACTGCCGACCAAGACCAGTGACCTGGGTGATGGTGCCTCCCTTGCCGGATCCAGTGGCATGGGATGCGGTCTGCCCGTCTCCCTTCTGAACTGAACCAACGCCAGTCAAATGCCCATAAGCGTCATGGCGTTGCATCGTCTCACCCTTGCGGGGGCCGCGGCGCTTGAGTCGAGTGAAGGTGTACTGCATCGGGTTGCGTTCCTTTGACTCTTATAGTATGGCACCTTTCACGGCACCCGTCAACCCCTTTTGACTGGTCTGCAGAATCTCTTAATCTCTTTGCTTACCTTACCAGACTACCACCGGACAGGATTACTCAGGTCCTCTAC